CTACACCTTCCCCTTTACTGGCGGTGATCCCGCCAACAGTTCAGTCTTGCGCGCACTATCCGAAGTGGTGCCGAACCAGAAGGCCATGACCACGCCCCAGGCTGTCGACAGGCTGCCCAACATCAGCAAAAGCGCCTGCGAGTCGGAAACTTTCAGCCAGTCGAGCATCATCCCGATCAGGATGCCGAAGTAGCCGACAGTGACGATGATTGATAGTGCGGCCGGAACCCACGAACGCTGGGCTATCTGCATAGCGCGGGCATCCTTCCTATCTCCCGCAGCTAACGCTTCAAGGTCAGTTACCTGCTTGAACCCAAGCGCCTGCATCTGCAATGCGAATTCCTGGTCGGCCTGCTTCAGGGCCAGCATCTGCTCTGGAGTGGCGCCGGAGATAGCCTGCTTCACTGCATCAGTCGTCTTGTCGGACAGGCCCAAGGCGCTGGCTGCGGCTTCCACAGCCATGCCGCCGAGTGGCCCGCCAAGCGCCGTGCCGATCCAGGGAGAGACTGTCTTAACCACGGATTTCCAGTCCATCACGCAGCCCCCAGCACGCTCTTGGCGCGCTCCCAGATAGCCTTGCGATCATCCAGCCCGTTCAGGCCGCCATTGATGCGGCGTGTCAGCTTCTCGAAGTCTCCTGAATCCGCGATCTCATTCAGCCCACGGTCTGCCCACCACCAGGCTGCAGAGGTGACAGCCCATTCGGGTTGCTCAAGCAGTTCAGGGCTGGACAGAAGCGGAATGCCCAGCGCGGCAGCAACCTTGCGGTAGTTGTCGCGGCCAGTGATCTGAATCAACCCACGCCCCATGAATCGCTTGCCGTCTCCTGGCTCAGTGTTCCCGAGATCCCCGCGGCCCTCGTACTTCTGCTGCGCTGGCGTTGGCCCCCAGATTTCTCGCACATACCGAAGCTGACCTGATTCATGGCCAATCTGGGCCAGGAATGCCGCTTGCCGAACGGCTGAGTCGATCTTGTAGCGCTGCATCGCGCGGTTCAGTGAAGGAACAAAAACGCCGACTTTATTCCCTGCGCTTGGTAATATTGCTGTGAGCTGAGCTTCAGTTAACGGCATGGGTATATCCAATCAATACGTTATGGAGTGGCAAATATGCGGAAACTGGTTTTTTTCATCGCAGCAATCGCATCAACTCTCGCAATTCCGGCTTGGTCAGCTGTAATAATTGAGCAATATGGCGACTCAACGACTCTTGGGCTTACCTACAACGGAACTACGTATGTAGCTGCAACACCGTCAGCACCAGATACTCTATACACTGATCTTAATGGTAGGTTCGGCGGCGGTTCCGTTGTTGTTTACAATAAAGGCGTATCTAGCAGTTGCGCAAAGGACTTGCTAAATGGAACTGGTAGTACGCAGCCATTCTCTACCGTAATGCAGACATCGCCTGCGCATGTAGTGACGCTGAACTACGGGATGAATGATGGATACTATTGCAATCAGACGCCAGACCAGTACCAGTCAACCATGACTCAGTTAGTCAATATCGCCAAGGCACGCGGGAAAATAGTAATACTTGAAGAGCCAAATCCTACGACAAACCCACAGAATCCTAACCTTTATTCATACATTGAGCGGCTAAGCCAAGTCGCTATTTCTACCAACGTACCGATTATCCAGCACTATCGAGTTATGAGTAGTAGTAATTTCTGGAAGCTAATGCTTAGCGATGGGATACATCCGACGTCAGAAGGTTATACGTTTAAGGGTAGGTTAGAATTCCAGGTGATTTCAAATATTATTCAGCCGTTGATTCCTCACTAATCAACCACTCAGGCATCCCGTACTCACCAGCAACGCGCTTAGCATTTTCTGGTATCCGGGAGCAGGCGAACTCAACAAACACTGATTCATCAACCTCAATTGCATCATTCGGCCATGCGCCAGACTCTTCATACGCAGGTCGCAGAGAGTTCGGATAAAACGAGTTGGCTGACGCACTCCAATAGTAAATTTCAAGCATATTCAATACCCAAATGAGACCAACATAACAGAAGGAGTGCCACTGTTAGAAACAACGTACACGTTAGTAGTTGTAGCTGCCGAGCAAGCTACATATTGTGTCAAAGGGCCAGCTACAATACTGGTTGTAGCTAGATTTCCGAGAACAGCATTTGGGAATGCGATAGGGTAGTTAACCAATACCCCTGACGTTCCAGCGGCTGCGATGTTGTTCCATTGCAGAATGAATGTCCTGTTCACGCCTGCGACAACCACTGGAATCTTTATATATCCACTAGCCGACAGAGAGCCGATGAATGAGTTCATATTATCGCGTAGGATGGCGATGAAAGATGCCTGAACGCGCAGGTAGTCATCGATCAGGCCGGGGCTCTCAGAACCAGCAGGGCTATTCGAGCCGGCAATTGTGGATAGATCGTTGATAGATGAAGGTACGGGCATAGTGCTTACCCCATAAAAAAGGCCGCACTAGGCGGCCTGGAGGCGGAATGGACTACATCGACTTCATGATCACCAAAGGCGTGATCATCGTCGTATGTGTTGCATGCTATGGTTTCTGGCTAGGCCTTACTGGGCGCTGAGCGAAGGAACTAGGAGCGGGAGAACCTTCGACGAGGTTTTCCCGATAGGCGTCAGCAGCCCACCACCTTGCGACGGAGGGCTCAGCAGGACGTTACGTAGCGCTTGGCTGTTAAGGGCCTTATTGGCACCTCTGCCTGCCAGCATCCCCCCGCCGATCAGCAGCGGGCTAACAGCGCCAGTTCCTGCGCCGGCAGCGCCCAAAGTTCCGAGCACGATCCGCTGCGCTGCGCCATGTTGGCCTTCTCGAGCCTTGAGAAATTGAGCGCTGATGTCTGCCAAGTCCTGGAGTTCTGGATTGCCGATGTTCTTCATGTTAGCCAGGCGCGCGATGGAGATATCCCCATCTGCTCCGTTCTGCGCTAGCTTCTGCAAATCAAGCATTGTCCCGTACTGCTGACGCACTTTTGCAAAGGCTGCAGCCTCACCTTCTGGCATAGAACGATTCAAAGCGCCCATGAGAGAGCGCTTCAGCTCATTCGCATACCAAGCTTCCGGGCTATTTCTGCTGCCAATACGGTCAAGCGTCTTCTTGACGTTGTAGGCAGCTTGGCCGTCTATGACGTCGCCCGGCGCTTTCTTCATGATCTCGTCAATCTGATTCAGGATGACGTTTGCCTGGCCAGTCTCTAGCTCGTTCTTAGCCTGTTGCGCCGCGGTAGTCAGGTCGTCCATGAATTGACCATCAACCTTTACGGCGTTGTTCTTGAGTACGTCATCAAACTTGGCACCGAGATCACCCTTGGCCTTGCGTAAGGCCATGGTCACGTTATCCGAGTCTTGGCCGAATGTTCGCGTGACAGCCCTATTGAGCTGGTTCTGCATATTCGCCATGGTCGCAGTACGGCCACTGAGAGGCAGATATTCAAGGGATGACGCCAGAGCGTTCATAGGCTTGCTGTTGACGATACGGTCAGCCGGAACATCTATTCCGAGCTGCTGAGCTTTCTGGGCTAGTTGAGCAACCTCAGGTGCCACCTCGCCGCCGCGCAAAGCGCTGCCAAGTGCTCTAGCACCACTGCCAACTACCGATGCGACTCCAGGGATTGCACCGCCCACCACGGCCCCAAGCCCTGCATCTTCTGGATTGACCAAGCCGGCCGAGGCGCCACCAGTTATGGCGCCACCAGCTACCCGGGTAGCCAGTGCAGGCAGTCCAGTAAGGCCGCCAGCGGCAAAGCCTCCAGACTCAACGGCAGAGATCAATGGAGCGCCAACTGTATTCAACACTGGAACTGCACGAGCGCCACCAGCGATGAGAGGCCCAGCGCCTGCAGTACCAGCGATTTCGCCGCCAAGCTTGCCTACCTTATAGGCTGCAGAATCTGGGTTAGCGCCGAGTTCGCGAAGACCACTATCGATGCCTGCACGACGCTCCCTATTAGACTCAAGAGAGAGGCCTTTGCCGGCGATTGCGTCCTTTGCCATGTCATATGGAGCGAGCAAAGTTGCGCCGATGGAACCAGCGCCACGCAGAGCGCCTGCGCCGATGTTTCCCGCTGCGCCCTGGATGCCCGAATTGATGTCCATGAGAAGCTGCATCTCATTGGAGATGCCTGACTTATTCATGGGTGCAGCAGGCTTTTGCGCTGGCTGGTCATCCCACTGGACAGATCCAGCATCAAGTGGCGCGGTATCCCACTGCACAGAACTAGGATCAATCGGCATAGTCGATGCTCCCGTCTGAGTATTGGACTACCTTGCGACCATTCGCGGTGCCTGTGCGAACTACAGACTTCTGCGGAGCCTTCTGCTGCGATCCACCTGTGTACTGCTTTTGGAGTGACTCGATAGTATCCAGAGCTGCTGCACGCTCTGCAGCCGGGATAGTCGGATCACCCAACTTGCCAACCATGATCTTGTAGTTTTCAACGTCGCGGTCAGACTGCGGGCCTTCCATGCGCGGCATCATCATCAGCATGTTTCCACCAAGTACGCCAAGCTTTGCCGCAGCCTGAGAACCCTTTGTGGAGTTGCCGAAGAAGCGGTTTGCATTATCAACCTGGGCGCCAATTCCGCTTGCTGTGGCATCAGGAAGAATCTTGCGCGCTTCGCCGATCAACGTGGTCAGCTTCTCGGCATTCTTGATGTTCTTCGCTTGAGCCTCTGCCAGGGGACCTGACATTACGGAGCCCCCGGCATTGGTAACCGCAGGCGTAGCGGTGCCAGTCCCCTTATCAACCAGATAGTTCACGCCATCAGCACCCGTCACAATCTGGGTACGCTGGGCTTGGCGGTTGATGTTATTGGCATCCTGCATGATTGCGTTCTGCTGACGCTGATTCGCGATACCAGCCCATCCGCGAGCATTTGCGGCAAGTTCAGCGGGAGACATGCTCACGTCATAGCTCTGGCCTGCGGTAGGCAACACGAATTGCTTGGAACCGCCGAGGTCAACCATTTCAGGCTTCACATAGCTGTCGATTCCATCGCCAACGCGGTTGCCGAACTCATCCAACTGGATAGTCTGCTTGGTGCCGTTGATGCCAGGAACCTCAAGCGTGCGAGCGACTTTTGCCTTGGATGCATTCGGAAGCTGAGAGAGAGTCAGCATATCCTTCGCGTCTAGCCCAAGAGCTGCGCCGCGCTTGAAGTCAAACGAGGTATTCCCAGCATCATCAGTCGAATACAGGCTAGGAAGCTGCTCCATCTGACGCTGCTTCATCTGGGCGGCCTGGGTCTTCAGGGCAGTTGCGCCTGCTGCGTTATAGCCTGCAACGCCTGCCAGTCCTGCCGCGCCAAGACTGTTCAGCGGAGCGCCACGACGCGCTCCGGCAAGACCGCCAAAGGCTGCGGACAAAAGCCCCATACCGACCGGTGTTTGGACGAAATCCAGCAGGCCGCCAGTGCTATCAGCCATATCAGTACCCTCCCATCATCCGGCGCTGCTGCATGGCTTGCTGCCGGCGCTGAATCAGGTTGTTCGGCTGCCCGCTGGCAATCTGGGACAGAGCCTCTGGGCCGCCAGTAACTTGCTGCTGAGGCTGTGCGGCGAGCGGTTCCTGCGACTGCGGCGTAAGTAGTCCGGCAGCTTGCTGGCCAATACTTGCAGCCTGCGCATAAGGCTGTGCAGCAGTGTTGAAGGCCTGCAGCTTGTCGCCAAGCGAACTCAGCAATCCACCACTAGCCGCCTGCTCACCACCAAATCCCATCGATGCAGCGCTCGGGAGTGCGCCAGGAGAAGCACCCATGCCCGCGGCGACGTTGGTAGCTCCCTGCTGTGCCGCTGCGCCTAGACCGCCACTGGCTGCCTGCGTAGCTCCACCGCCAAGCAGTCCTCCCATGGCACCACCAGCCGCGCCCATGCCGGCGCCGAGCGCAGCTCCCTTCAGCGGGTTCTTATTAGTGGCAGCACCTACGGTTGCACCAATCGCCATCGGAATAAGGATCGGCCACATTATTTGCCACCCCCCGAGGATTTAGTGGTCGTTTGCTGGCCGAGACCAGACCCGAATACACCAGCCATAGCAGCGAGCTTCTTGTATGGATCGTTCTGTGAATCCAAGAAGTTCTGATACTGCGCATCAAGATTCTGCTGATTGTTGTTCTGATACATCTGGCCGGCATTCATCAGCTGCCCAGCATCGGTGTAGGCCTGATTCGCATAGGTCGGAGCAACGTCAACCATATGCGACATTGCCGCGTCATTTCGCTGCGCATACTGTTCAGCAAGGTTTTGCTGATTGGTGTAATCCTGCATGCGCATTCCAGCGGTTGTGTTGGCAAGATTCTTGGTCAGGTCATTAAGTGCGTTCGCAGTGGACGCTTGAGCTCCGGTATTGCCAAAAGAGCCAGAATTTACCATCTGCGTAGTCAGTCCTGGCGCAACTGCATCGTTGTAATTCCTGGTGATATCCGACATGGCAGCATCAATGTTCTGCTGCAGGTACGGGTTCGAACCGGAATATGGGTTGGCAGTGGCAGCTTTCCCGGTATACAGAGCGGCATTCATGGTGTTCTTAATGCCGTTCAAGGTGCTATCGCCCGAAGATGCGCGGTTGGCGATCATGTTTGCCGCCTGGTTTTGATAGCCGCTTAGCCCAGCAACCTGTTGACCGCCATAGGCCTGATAAGGTGAATTGGCAAGATCCATAGCCTTGCCGGCATACGCAGTCGCGAGAGGTTTCAGCTCTTTCGGGATCTCTGTCGTAGTCGTGCTTTTTCCGCCACCGCCGCCGCCACTCATACTTTGACCTCCAAGATCTGATAGACCGGCTCGAAGCCGCATTTCATTTGGTAGAGCCGAGCTTCCGCAGGGCCAGCAGCGCAACGCAGATAAGGGCATCCAAGAGACCTTGCCATGGCCCTGATCTCGTCCATGCACCGATGGAAATAACCGCCAGGCGCATACAGGTCAGTGACCATGAGAACGCGCCTATTAGGCAACTGATCAACACGGACAACTGCCCAGCCGACCTTCGAGTCATCTTCATCAATCCGCAGCAAAATTCGTTCGCCGCGGGACAAAATCATCTTCAGTTGATCGCCCGTGATTTCGCCGCCTGATTTGTCACAGGCCTCGGAAAGCAGGTGCGCGCCGTCTTGCCATGCAAAGTCGATATGCGTGGCATTGATAGGAATAAGGTTCATCAGTTCCCCGTCAGGAAGCGCTTCTGCACCCAAGTACCTGGAGTTCCGCCAACAACGCAAACCCAGCCTTCAATGACGTACTTCGATCCGGCTGAACCAAGCTCTGATGGTGTGCTATTGGCTACGAAATCGCCCTGAGCCCATGTTTCGGTTGTTGGAACACTAGGGCGAGCGTTATATCGCGCAGAGATGCGCCCTTCAGATAGCCGGTTAACTTGGTCGGCATGCTCGCGCAGCTCCCTCTGGAGGGATGGATCGTTAACCGCAGTGCGTGGCGTCGTATTCAGTCGCATCACAGTCACCTCATACCAGCCTTAGTGAGTTCCGCATCCATATGCGTAATCTTCACAGGGCCAGTGAATGAGAAGGCTGCTTTATGCCAGCGAGCCGTTGTGCGCACGTCGAATTTGCCATCTAGGACGGTGCCAGAGGCGAATGCAGAGAAGCCAACGCCAGAGTTTTGCTGGATAAACACCTGTGCTGTAGCCGCCGATGGTGCCAATGCATACCGCAGCCGAATCTGGCTTAGGCTTGAAACGGCATAGTCATCGCCTACCTCTCCGGTAGTCATGGAACTGGAGGTAGATACACCCGTCATGCTCTGTAGTTGGTGAGAGGTATCGAAAACCGCGAGTGATTTACCGCCAGATAACCAGAACTGAGAATCAAACGAGTAGGACGACAGGCCATCGATGGTCGAAGAGAAAGCGGGAAGTCCGTCAATCGTCACGCCAGGCTGCACGTAGTTCAGGGCAGCCTCAATCGCCCTATTCGCAATACCCCAACGCTTGCCAACGACGTGATAGACGATTGCAGAGTCTGGAGTGCTCGAACTGTTCGATGGGAAGAAGACCCATACCAGATTTTTCTGCCGATCAAAGGTGCAAATGGTCCTGTAGCGATACTGCGGGTTACAGTTGTCATAGAACCATTGGCGCACGGTGCCATCCGCGACAGGGATCGGGCGGGTTCCGTCGAAGATCCACATATTGTCGTCGCCGACAAAGAAATGTGCGCCACCAATGTCGCAGATCGCCTCTTTCCCCACGCATCCGGCTTCACCGCCAGGAACCTGAAGCCAGTTCCATACGGTCGGGGCACCTACATACTGGCCTAGATAGATCGAACGCTGCTTGTAGGCGACGGCATATTCACCAAGACGCATGCCCGCAGTGAGACGGCCAGCAGTCGCTACAAGCCGACCCGCAGTCGCTTGAGTGGCCAGGCTAGGAGTCCAGCTCGTGTCGTCATAGGCCGCGGAGCATGCCCATCCATCAGGCTTCTCCGAGCCGTCATTCAGGTTCAGCGCCATCACGAAAGCGCCGACAGTGAATATGACCTCAGCCTTTGGCGCCGTGGCGACGTCAGTAAATGAGCCGCCAGTCGAACGCTGTAGGTTGTTGGAACGGTTGGTAGCTAGGGTCGCATCGCCAAACTGCGCGAACATCCAACGGGTATCGGTGCCGCTCGTGTAGACCGGAACATCCGCGGCGCGAGTAACTGCCACAGTGGTAGTCGGGATGTAGCTGGTGGCGGTCGGCCCTGTCTCCAACTGGGCGCCCCAGATATAAAGTCCAGACGTCCCGTCACCAGCCGATGCGCCGCTATTGTCGAATGGTCGCATGAGCATGCGTACGGTGTTGTTCACAGCCGCCTTGTTGGCGGTCACGGTGCAGCGATACCAGTTGTTGGACAGCCGCGTCACAGTGCCAGAAATCGCAGTGAAGTCGGTGCCGCTGGCATCTACGGCATACACAGTGCCTGCCACCAGGTCGATACGCACGCCGAGCGATTCGGTAGAGGAGTTGCTCAGCTGTAGCTGGAACTTCGAGTACTCAACGGCCTTGACGAAGAGCGATCCGGTAACCTGGACATTGGTCAAGGTTGCGGCAGGGCTTTGAAGAACCCTGGATGATGTCCCGCTAGCCCCAACAATCTTGGATGCCGTCGTCGTCCCGTCTACAGCGACAGCCGCTGCAGCAGTGATGGTTACGTTGGTCTTTGTCCATGATGCATCCGAGAAATTGCTGGATTGCGTCATGAGGTTGGTTGCTGCGCTCTCACGCAAAAACCCAAGGGCCTGCAGCGTAAACGGATTGTAGGTGTTGCGTGGAACGTTGATCCCAGCTGTCTGCAGGACGCCTGCAGAGTCGTAATAAGTGGCAGTACTGGCGCGACTCCATTGTCCCTGCGCGATCCAGGCACCCCCAGCCAGCTCAAGGATCATGTCTGCGGTGCCAGCCAGGATCCGGCGAGTATCGTCCAGCTTCGCTACCACCGCGGCGCCAAGGCATGCAGATGGCAGCGGCGGCGTGCTGGAAGGCGTAGACGGAGAAGGACCGCCCTCCATGCCGTTCAGATAGGGCACAAGGTTTGAGCAGGTGCTGAGTATTCCAGGGGCCGTAACATCAGCATCAGGTGCAAAGCCAACGATAGGGATCATCGTGCGCGCACCTTCATGGTTGAACCGGAATACCAGTCGATTCCGTTTATCTTGTCCACGGCCTGCTGATAAAGGGCCTGCCAGACGGGAAGACGCTCATCGTTCTTCAGGAACGGTTCAGCAGCTAGCAAAGTCCCGTAGAGATATGCACTCGGCCATGAGGCAATCAGCCAGTTTGTGGTATTCGTGGAGGTGAGCGCAGGGATTCGCTGCTGATATGTCAGCTCAAGCGAATAAACAGCGTCTGGAACAGGCGCAAGCTCGATGTTCGAGCCGACTACCGTGAATACGACTGGCTGCCCTACCCTGTTATCGGCGTAGTCAATGCTCAGCTCATCTGGAGACCGATAGGACAGAGGCTGGTTGTACGAACCAAGCACCTGCAGACGGCGCATTTCCAGCATGTCAGGTGGAAGCGAAACGGTCTTTGTCCCAGCTACCGTAGATAGCGTGGACTTAGCCTCCATGGAGCGAGTCTTCAGATCGCCGTTCAGCATGTCCTCGGCAAGATCAATAAAGTCCGGGATGTACGGCGTCAGATCGGCCCTGTTAAGCCAGTTCCCGACAGCAGTAACCAGGTCTGAATAGGTAGCAATGGTCATACTGCCCCCGGCCAGACGCGGAACGCCTTCAGATCAGGATCATTAAGCATGCGCTTGATGTGCTCTTTGTTGACGCACCACTCGCGGAAGGTGATCCCGTGATCGTTGCAATACTTCTCGATCATCACGTAGGGGATGCAGGCGGCATGCTTCATCTCGGAGCTGCCATACATGCCGGCGTTGTGCTTGGTCTTGGTGAACTCCGCGATAGGCGTGCAGTCCTGGGTGCGCTGCACGGTCATCTTGCCGTCGTGGAAGTGGAATTTCGTATCAAGATCAAGCGCGTCGGTCATTACATGTTCTCCAACGGCGATACCTGGACGATGCCGGCCGCAGAAACCTGAATGGCGGCTATTTTGGTGAGCTGATGGACAGCGAGAATCACGGCGTCACCAGGCTGAACCTGCAAATCGGTAGCAACCGCTGTCACAGTGCCGTTGCCGAGCCGGACGCAAGCCGGAGCGGTCGCAGCAATGCGGATGTACTTCGGCACTTCGCCAGACTGGCAAAGCGGAATGTTGGCGCTCGCAGAGGTGCCAGACGTAGCGATTGAAACGCCCGTAACGACGACACTGATCGCACCCTCGAAGGTGTTGCTCATGGCTATCTCCAAAGGAATCCGCCCCCGAAGGGGCGGTTAATCAGGCCGGGTTCAGCAGAACGCTGATAGCGCCAACTGCAGAGGTCGCGGTGCCAGTGATGTCAAACGCGATGGAGTCGCCAGCAGCGAGCAGGAGATCGCTTGCAGTGGTCGACAGAGTGAGGGTCTGTTGGGTGTTTACCGTCCCAACAAGGTTGAAGCTGCCAGTATGCAGAGCGGTGCCCGAGGTGATCGCAGTGCCGCTCGGAGCCTTGCGAATCACAGCAGTGCACGCGCCGCCAGTACCTGCCACATCGACGCGGCCACGAATGGCCTTGACGGTGTAAGCGCGGTCAGCAGTGAACATGGTGCAGTCCACAATGCTCGCTGTGTAGTTGAGCGTGATCGGCACAAAGCCACCGTCGCCGCCATTAACGCCTTCGATGCCAAGGGCACCATCAGCGCCTTGCTTGATGTTAGGCATGTCATTGTCTCCAAAAGAAAAAGGGGAGCCGAAGCTCCCCTCTAGATGCCGTCACGATCAGGCGACGTCGTACACAGCGCCGTTGGCTTTCGGAGCGCGCGACTCTACGGTCCACTCCACCACCAGTTCACGCTGTTGGGCGTCACCAGTGGTTGCCAGCTCGATGGTCTGGAACGGGCGCAGGTAGCACATGGCCCACTTGTCCGACTGCAGGCAGAACACATCGTTGGCATCTTGGAAGCGGCTCGGCACAGCCTTGAGCTCGCCGAAGTCACTCACGTACACATCCACCGACGCATAGAGCTTGGCGTCTTCGGACTTGTCGAAGCGAGTGGCGTTGCCGGTGAAGGTGCTGAAGGTCTGTTTGGCTTTCGGCGGCAGCAGGATGGTGTCCGGATCGCCGCCAGCGGTGAAGCACTGCTGCAGGACGTTCTTCAGGCGCGCTTCGGTGAAGGCCACGGCAGTACCCTTGGTACGGCCGGTGTTGCCGGTGTACGAAGCCAGGGTGCCGCCGTTGCGGTCCACGTTGTCCACAACCCAGCCAACCAGGCCGCGGGACTGGCGAGGCGAGGTTGCGGTCACGTCGAGCTGGGTAGCCGAGCTTTCCATGTCGCGGCGCAGTTCCAGCGAGGCGAGGGACAGCTGATAGGCCAGTTCATCCTTACGGCCAGCCGGGTTCATGGCCTGCTGGGTGCCGGAGACGATCACGGTCTTGGTGGAGATCTGAGTGCGGTTGTTCAGACGCACAGTCGGAGTTACCGACTTGGCGGATGCGTTGTCGCCTTCAGCCTGGGCGTTGGTGGTTACCGCGGCGGCCAGATCCTGGGTTTGCCACTCGTGCAGGGTGTTGGACGCCTTGGACTTGGCAGCCATCGAGATGAACGGGGTGGCGGTCGGGCTGATGCGGTAGATTACGTCGGTCAGATCCTCGCGGTTGCCGATTGCGGCAGTGGTGAGGAAGGTATTGCTGGGTGCGGCCATGGTGGCTACTCCTAAATCAGACGAATTGGGCGAATACGGCTGCGGCGTCCTCTACCCGACCGGTCTTGTTCAACTGCTTCATCGCAGAGGAACGGCGGTCTAGGTTCGGGGATTCGCCAACGCCGGGCTTGACCACTCGTTGAGGCGCTTCCTGAACCTTCTTGGCTTGCGCTTTGGCATTAGCCATGAGGTCGCGGTAACGCATCGCATCGCGTGCAATGAGCACGTGCCGGTGATCGATCACTGCTTGAATTTCGGCGTCGTCAAAGCCCTGCTCTTGCAGGAACTTCGAGATGGCGCCTTGTTCGGCTGCTGCCTTCGCTTGGTCCTTCCAATCCGGGAGCTTGGCGAGAAGTGCATCCCGCTGCTCGGACAGGTAACTAGCCTGGGCTTGCGCCTGTTCGGCCTGGTATTGCTGAGCGACTCGTTCTTGCTCGGCCATGACCTGCTGATAGCGAGCTTGTCTCTCTTGCAAGAGATGCTGCTGCCGCAATGCCTCAACCGGGTTCTCGTCGATCAGCTTTTGCCAGTCGATTTGGCTCTGTTCACCTAGAGCCGATTCCAACTGCACCTGCATGCGCTGCAGGTTGTTGAAGTAGGTCTCCCGCTCCTGGTGCGCCTTACTACGCTCGGCATCTGCCTGCTTGCGCAGCTCAGCCGCTTCCTGGGTCTTGCGGGTGTAGTCAGATTGGCGCTGGTAGCCGTTCTTCAGCTCGTCCAGCGTCACTTCGATCTCTTGGCCGTCCACCTTCACGGTGAACTTCTGCGGCTCTTCCTCGGATGCCTCTTCCGTAGCCTCTTCAGCTTCGTCTGTAGCCTCTTCGGCTTCACCTTCAGATTGGCTCGCCTCCTCTTCGCGCAGATCTTCCTGCGCCTCCTGGGTGGCTTCCTCGGTCTGCGGGCTCAAAAGTTGGGCGAACACGTCCGCCCCGCCATCTACGTTGAGTGGCGCGGATTCCATCGACATGGATTGTCCTCGGTTATCTACGGATCAGGACGGAACGTCCGGTGAGAATGGCATTCAGCGCCGCCAGATCTCTTTGGCGCGGTCTGCTAGGGTTTGCTTGTGCTTCAGCTCCTCCTGAGCCAGTCTCCCCGTCTCCAGGGATGTCTCCACTGCTCGGTGCAGCTTCCGGAGCATCTGCAGCGTCATGAAGATCTTTTCGCGGCCTTCCACGTCTCTTACCGGGGATTCCAGCCACGCCTTCGTCAGTTCCTGCTCGACGTCTGCCCATACTTGGATGAACACCTCGTTCTCAAGGATTTCTTTCGCCCGATTGCCGTCGTAGATGCGCTGCTCAAGCGTTGCCATCGGGCGCCCCTTTGCTGGCTGCGGAAGTCTGAGCGTTGCTCATTCTGGTATGGGCCTGGATCTGCGCGACAAGCACCTTGGTTTCGTTGTCCTGAATGGTTTTCCAGCGGTCGAACTCAAGCTGCATCGCAGTGCGCTCGGTTTCCTGCTGTTCCTTCAGCGCGTCCAACTGGGCCTGTTGCTGAGCCTTCAGAGCCTGCTGTTGCGCCTCAGCCTCTTGGCGGTTGATATCGACCTGCGCCTGTAGCTGCATGCGGGCCTTCTCAAGCTCAAGCTCGTACTCGCGCTTCGCCTGCTCTAGCTGTGCCTGCTGCTGAAGCTCCATCTGCTTCAACTGGCCTTGAGCCTGAATCTTGGCCTGCTCTATTTGCATCTGTCCCTGCGCCTTGATCTGCTCGGGGTCAGGCTTGTCTTGCTGCGGCTGCTTGGATGGATCGGTGAAGAACTTCTCAGGGTTCTTGAACCCGAGTTGCTTCGCCATTTCGGTTGCAGCGTTGAAGATGTTCTCCGGATTGGCGATGCCGATTGCCATGCCCTGCGCCTGGGCCTGACCAAGCATCATCAGGTGCTGGACCTTCTGATCCTTGTTGCCCATGCCAATGCCGACATTGATGGTCACGTCGAACTGGTTGCGCCACTCGCGAGGATCGATCTCGACCCAGCCGCCAGTCAGCTTCACGACCTGCTTCTTGTTCTGGTACTGGCAGGTGAGTTTGAGGATCTGTTTGAACAGCTCGACATAGCCCTCAGCGAAGTTCCGCGCAATCAGGTCAAGACGCATGTCCGCCCGGTTAGTGATGATGTTCACGCCGGTTGCGGTTTCGTTGAGGTTCTTGTTGTCGTTGCCTTGGGAATACCGAGTCCAGCCGGTCTTGTTCTCCAGGTCTTCCTGCATGTACTCCATCATCTGCATGGAAGTTGAGATATCAGGAGCACCCTGATCCAGGCGACCTACAGCGCCAATTTGCTTGGTGCGCACCACGCCGCCAGGGCGAGAGGTCAGTAGGTCATCCAGATTCACCTGGCCCTCTACTGCGAAGTAGCGCCCATTAACGGTGAGGTACATATTGTCGAGCTGAGCGCGCAGGATGCTGGTCTTGACGCGTTGGCTTTCCATGGCCAGATCCGCAATGGACAGGCCAAAGAACTGGTGCGGCAGCGGAACAGGCGTGATTGACACGAACGGGACGATATCTACCGTCTCGTTGTCCAGCAGCGTATTGCCTGCCATGGTGACCTTGCGAAGCTCTGCAATGCCGTCGTCGTCGAAGTCAACACGGACATAAGCCTCAAGCACCCAGATGCGTTCCTGGCTGTCGTCGGCGCTGGGATCTTGGTCGATGTAAGCGTTCTCGTCGTTCCAGCTCAGACGCTGGATACGCTCGGAGTTCATCGCCTGGCCGGAATCTTCAGTGCCGAGCTGGTCCACATTCTTGTAGCCCATGGACTTCAGTTCGGAGCGAGTGCGCTGGACGCGGTGAGCAACGAATGCAGCCGTCTCGATGTCCTTAGCGTTGCGCGCAATAAGGAACTCTTCAGGAGGTACGTTCTCGATGCAGATGCGGCCTTCAGATGCCACGCGCTTGCACACAACGTCGTATAGAAGCTTGACCGGCTGAGCCTCGATCTGGGCGATTTGCTGTTGAATCTGTGGCGCTGCCTGCGGATTCTGCTGCGCCTGAAGCATCAGGGTAGTGATCGCTTCCTGACGCTCCGCCTTGTCGTCCTGGTCTTCGTAGATCTCCTGCTCGACGATCTGAATCTCATCGTCAAACGAGAGCTGCACCAGCTCAACTTCGTTCAGCCCGCGATATTCCTCGCGCTTCTCTTCGTTGCGCGTGTCCCACCAGATCTTGACGATGCCGTTCTTCTGCAGCAGAGCGTCCTTCATCCAGGTGTATGCGATGCGATGGCCGTTGTTCTTCTTGGTGAACAGGTAGTTCACATACTCGGTGGCCTGTTTGGCCTTGTCCTCGTCCTCTGGCTTCGTAGGCTCAAACTCAGCCACGCAGTCAGTACCGACGAAGGTCACCATCAGCTGTGGCAGCATGGACTCGATGGTGTCGCGGACGTCCGTGGAAACAACGCTGGAACGGCCATCAACCTCTGGCGGCGACAGATCACCAACAGGCAAGCCGTAGTAGTAGTACTCAGCCTTCTGGCGCTGCTGGGACAGCTTTGAAGACGAATAGCCAAGCGCCTGGCGCATGCGCTCAGAGACGTCAGCCTTCAGCTCGTCTTCGGTCATTTTTGCCATGCTGGCCTCAAGCGTTGTTAAGTCGTGGGTAATTCAGAGGTGCCGAGGTAACTGGCTCGGTCCAGATGACGCAGCCAAGGCCGAATGAGTCGGCGCCATGGCTGGCCCAGTCGTGTTCTGGCCCCAGGCCAATGCCTCGCTGCTCGTCGCGCTTCTCGTGATACCAACCGAGAGCGTCACGGCCTGCTTGCGTGGTTTCTTCGTGGAATCTGATCTGCGGGAACAGCTCGCGAGCACGCTCAACACGCGCCATTGCGGCGCCTTTACCCTGATTTGGGACGACTGTGACCGTATAGCCAGCCGCCTTGAGCGCTGACTCGTAGGAGACGTCATAAACCTTGTCCTGCGTGGCTCCGTCATGCGGAAGCCAGAACTGGGCGCGATCAGGCGAATACCCTTGCGAGCGACACCATGCGATGTGCGCATCAATCGGCTGGCCAACGGCTTCGTAGTAGTTCACTACTCGAATCTCGCGGCCAATGAACTGCATCGCCCAGATGGTGAAGGCGTCTGCTTTCGCGCCAGTGCCGCCGATATCGCAGACCAGGCGAATGGTCATCAGCGGATCAGCAGGGAAGAAGCCTATGCGACCTTCATCCTTGGCCTTCACAAGGTGCTGAGCGTAGTAAGCGCCCTCATGCACCTGTTCGTAGCCGCCCTCCCAGATGTGTTCGTACTTCTCTGGTTGCAGGCGAAGGCAGTCTAGGCGTTCCTGCTCAAGTTCAGCAGTGAACCAAGGGTTATCTCGCCAGTTGGCCTTGACCACGACAGCGCCAGTTGGCAGCTCCGCATTACGGAACATCTTGTCCACAGGGTCTTTCTTGTGCCGCGGGTTCCAGCCGAACCAAAGCTGTGATCCAGGAGCGCGGATAGTTGGGCGGAGCAGGTCAAGAGAGCGCTGAGTGGCTGTCTGCGCTTCTTCCCACCAGGCTCGCTTGAAACCTTCCAGGGACTTCACCGAATCAGCGGTGTAGTCGTTCATGCCCTTGAAGATCGCAAGCCCATCACCTGGTAGTGCGATGCAATCGCTGTATGCCTTGAAACCATCAGCCTCAGTCAGGCCTAGAGAACTCAGCTTAGACTCAAGCAGCGCCTTCGAGGACTGGCTTAGATCCTTCTGAATCTCGCGGATGCAGACAGCGCGTAGGCCTTCGCCGAAGTCGCCCGGCTCAGCCAAAGCATCATCGATCAGAAGTTCGGCGAAGAAGTGCGACTTACCAGAACCACGACCACCCCAGGCGGCCTTATAACGAGCAGGGTTCAACAACGACTCATAGACGCGAGCCGTCTTGAACTCCAAGTTCCTCATTTGTCGTTCTGAGGATCGATGATCGTGCGCGTGATGCGGCCAATCTGCATGTGGCCGCTGATTTGCTGTTCTACCTTGTCGCGCCATTCATCAGGGCGACGGTTCTTCAGCCAGAAAATCGCAGCAGTCGTATCTGGAGGGTAATGCTTGATCATGGGCGTCATCTCGATGCGCCCCTCAATCACGCGGATGTCTGTCTCTTCGTGACTGAAGCCAAGCGCACGATTGTAGAGCGCTTGTTCCACCCGTTTGTCAGCGACTTCCTTCCCCATTTTTAGGGCATCCGAAAACTCTGGATGCTTCACCTTCCATAGGGACAAGGTGGAGATGGTCACATCAAAGAAGTCAGCCATCTCGGCATCAGTCGCACCAAGTTGACAAAGCTTGCGCGCCTGCTCGACGTACTCAGCCTTATATTTGGTGGGTCTTCCGCCAGCCATGTAAGTCTCTAGGAAACCATCCACCCAATCGCCCCAATGGCGATGAGGATGATCCCTGCAATGAACCGGCACCAGGCAACGATCACGTCTTCAGTGCGGTGCGAGTAGATGTATGAGGTGATGCCAAGGGTGAGGAATGCGGCGATGATGATCTTGTTCATTGCTCAACCCTCTCCCGCAAAGCCTGCATCTCAAGCTCATGGCGCTCACGTTCCCGGCGATCCTTGCGGACCTGCCAGACGATGTTCGCGATGAATGTGAGGACCGCTGTCGCTATACCGACGATGATGCCCACATCGGTCAGAGTGAGACCGGAAAGGACGGAGATTCCAGCGCCTGCATAGCTGGCTGCGGACATAGCACGGTCGTCGGTCATACTGCGGCACCGGTTTAGGCCATAGGGCCGCGTGAATAAAACGCCGGCCTGTTCAGCCGGCAGATGGCGTCGATGGAGAACGACGCGGAGCAATAGGCCCGCACGATTTGAGCATGGCGCTACCTCGGATTATGAGGGCGGCAGAGGCTTGGCGGGAAATGACAGTAACCGGCGATCAACCAAGAGTGCTGTGTGAGCGGGAGTGCATTAAATTGCAGTTTCCAGGCCCGAAAGGCTGGAATGAGCGCACTTCATTGCCAATTACCTGCATCGGCAGAAAGCGCATGTGCTTCCTGGCGTATGGGTAGTCGTCGGGATGGATCAGGATTCGCTCAAGACGGACTCCCCTTCGCTGCGCTTCGAGAATCCAGCGCGAGATGCGAAGGTCCAGGTCCATCGAGACTCCAGAAATGAAAAAGCCCAGCGCTATGGCTGGGCTCTAAATTTATGTGACGTGGCCAGTGCTGATCTCTGGCTTTTTGGCTGCTGGTTCCCCCTTTCGCCACCCCATTTACCGGAACGCCTCTCCAGTTCCGCACCGCGCCCTTAACGCCGGGTCGCTTCGTATCAGCCTACGAAAACACGTCATGTGTACGAAACCGCACACTAAATGAAATCCTACATCAGTCGGATTCCACTATCAAGCTCATTATGCAGCATCGGCATAGGAGTCGAGCGAGCTATCAAGCCACCAGAACCCTACAGATACCAGTTCCTCTGCCTTGTTGTGGTGAATGCCCATCAGACGACCAAGCTGACGGTATGTCATTCCTGCATAACGGTAGTAGTTCCAGAGAGCCGTGGCTGCTTCGGGGTAGCGCATGTAAAGCCTGCAGATGAATCGGTCGATCATCATTGCAGTCTCTTCAAGAATATTCGGAGCCGGCTCTCCTCCCTGTTGAATCTTGTCCCTCATCAGGGCCCATTGAGGCGAAACGTACCTAGGCACTCCGGCCTGAACTCGCAACCAGATGCCGTACTGCTGGAGAAGGTATTCGGTGTCGAGTGACTTCTTCATGCCGCCTCCTTCTCACGCTTCCAGCGCAGGAACTCGGCTGCTTCGGCCACATCGTGCAGGATTGTGATCATGCGCGGGTCGTTGTCCGGGTACGAGGGATTCACAACAGCCACCATCGCCGGGCTGATGTTCTGATCGCGGAATCCCTTCTCGCGAGCGTAGCGGTCGAAGATCTTATAGCTGCTGACCTGCATCGCGTGGCAGATACGGCCGCTTGGTGACTTCAGCGGCATGTAACCGGTGACGTGTTTGTGGCCGCATACGCTGATGTGGTCCCAGGTGCCCATTTGCACAGCCTTCATGACGCCGTGCGCCGGGTTCCACATGGAGTGGCCGGCGAAGTCGTGGCGGGCGTTGATGACGATGGAATGCTTTCCGCTATTCACGGAGAGCCGGCATTCACTGGACTGGTAAAGCGCGTTCACACTGCCAGTGATCCAGTCGAGCGGGTCACCTGCACCGCTCCATGCGTCGTGGTTTCCGCCAATCAGGAACAGCCACTTGTGCTTCAGCTCCTTGATGAAGCCCTCTGCGAGAATCCAGGCTTCCTTGGCAGATGTGGATTGCTCACCGTAGAGCCGAGCCAGGCGGCCCACCCAGTTGTTGGTTGTATCGCCCACATTGCAGGCGTACATGCCTTCGGTGTCATTGATGATCTGGATATCGCGCTGGAGGGTCATCCAGTCGGTACCGTCATCGTCGACGTGCGGGTCACCCATGAAGACCAGAGCGTAAGGCCCCTCAATAGGGACTCTTACGTTGATCAGCTTGCGGCCTTCCTCGTGCTGCATCTTGCGCTTATAGCGTCGGATGCGGTCCTGTACCAGCTCGCCATAGGTGAGATCAGCAGCCGGTGGCAACTGAACGATGGGAGCCTGAATCTCACGCTGGAGGCGAGACTTGTGCTCGTAGACCCGGCGCGGATGCATGCCGAACAGCGCAGCAACCTCAGGGACTGTCTTGTGCTGCAGCGCTTCAATCAGCTGCTCATCGGTCGCTTTGCGTTGAGACATTTGGCTTGCTCCTGTCGCTGGATATGGTCTTGGAGGGAGTCGTGCGGGAACGATTTCATGGAATGCAACGCTTCAGCCTTCAAGGCCGAGTAGGCGATGCAGTCCTCTGCGCTGTCCTGGTGGAAGCGTCCAGGGTTCTGCCACTGGCGGACGTCCTTGAGCACCTGCATCAGTAGCCAACCCTCGGCCTCGCTCAGGTGGTGCCCGGTGATCGCATTGAAGGCCTTAACCGCCCTCCCCATGGAGCGCTCGCCTTCCGGCTTGTCGTAATCCTTACCCCGCTCGATCATGAGCGCCTGAGCGCGCCCCAAGTAGTCGGCTGCCAGCATCACATCCCCTCCCTAACCAGCTGAAAGAAGTCTTCCGGCTCAATGGCTGCCCATGATTTGCAGCGCTGCCAGGAATCGTTGAGGTCGGCCAGATCGACGTAGATGGTCCAGCCGCGTCGGTTGACCTTGACTGCTAAGACTGGCTTAGCACTTGCGCGATTGGCTTGGTCGAGGGTCTGGGCCCACATGGAGAGCAGTTCAGAGCGTGGCGGGATGTCGGCGCGGGCCTTCACTTCCGGAGCCCAGCCGGCCAACCCCGTCAGGTCATGCCCACCCGCCCGACTCTGCTCAAGATTGCGCTCTACCTTGATGCCCAGGTTGTCGAAGCACAGGCCGGCGAATTCCAACTCTGCACGGGCGCCCTTGGCGCGGGAGTTGGTCACAGCCATCCCCTGCCAACAACCTTCCCGCATTCCTTGCACCAAAGCACAGGAATGAATTTCACGATGGCTCCGGGCGTTCTTTTTCCGAGGATGGCAATGCCATCTCCATTGACTGCATGCAGGCGCTTGAAATCATGCCCCTTGAAGAAACAACGTAGGTTCATGCCGGCTCCTCCGGTTCGAACTTCACCTGATCGAAATCGAGATCGGCCATGATCCGGTGGAGGATGCACAGCATCTGATCGCGCATCAGCTCACGATCAACGCCGGAGTTCCAAGCTGCATGGATGGCGCCGTAGACGTTCTCCTGGAACTCAGCACGGGCCCCAATAAGGGCCTCATACCGGTCGCCGCGCTTCTTCATGGGGACTATGTTGTCGTCGCTCATACCTCACCTTCCTTCTGCTCCTCGCGGAGAGTCTGGATAAACCCGAGATTGCGTCCGCAGTTGCAGCAGATCGCATTGCAAGCTCTGTCCTCGCGGTACTTCTCGTGCTTGCAGCGCAGCAGGCGGATAAATAGCGGGATGTTCCAGACCACCAAGCCGGCGACGAACACCAACCAGATGGCAAAGCCAATCAGATGCTGCGCAAACCAGAACTGAAGGTAATCGCTCATTCCTGCGTCCTCGTTTTCCGAGATGCCATGTCAGCCAGCCAATCAAGCTCGTGCTGCTCAACCAGACGGCTCCATTTGATGCAGAACTCGTCAACAATCCATTGGGCATCAGCCGGGATATCGCAGCCGATAAGCACCATCCCAGGCTCCCCGTCTTCGCCGTAGTCGGAGAGAAGCACTAGCATCCCCGGCTCCAGCTTTGCCGGCGCCCCTTCGTTCCACTGGACGTTGCGGATGTTGCTCATCAGTAGTCCTCCGGGAGAATGTCGTGCTTGTGGCAATGGATGCAGCGCTTCCAGACAAGCTTCGTCCGACTTGATGGCAACAGAATCGAGTCGCTGCCCCAGCGTCGAAAGTCATGGAAGCCCACCAAACAGCACAGGGAACGGAGAATGCTCATACCCCCTCCTTCGCATCGATAAGGCCCATGCGGGCGTACTCTGAGGTCTGCTGCTTCACGTACTGTTCGAGGATCATGCGGCCCCCTTGATCGTCATCAGGCCTTCTTGAATCCAAATCGTCTGCGTCTCGTCCAGAGCGCGGAGGATATCTTTCCAATCAACTTCTCCAGGGGCTCGGCCATCGATCACGTCGTGACAGCCTGAGCAGGCGAATACCGCCATTTGGTCGTGACCCTTCATGCCGATTCCTTTCGATCCGCAAGGGAGATGGGCCAGCACTACGGTTTCGGGGTTATGGTTGCAGTGGCCAGGGATGCGAACGGTGCATTCGCGGCCACGGGCGCTTTTGCGGAGGGACTGGCTGACGAGTTTCATGCCTTCACCCATCTGCGAACTGTCAGCTCGCACCCAGTCATCAGGCATACGCCATTGGCCATGCCACGGTGGGTAATCGGACGCTCGCAGCCGCAGTGGCATTTGCGGCGCCGGCCGCGGCGCTTCTCCAACAGCTCCATGTAGCGGACATTCGCACTAGCACTGCCCATCTCTCCCCAGCCGGCGGTTCCACCGCGCATCGCTGCAGAGCGAGCATTCGCGGAGAGACTATTGAGGTCGATCATGCCTCCACCTCCTTCGCCTTCTGCTGCTCGGGCTGGAAATCTCCCTTCAGCGGCATGAGGCTGGTTTCCGCATACGCCAAGGGAGAGTCAATTCCCGGCTTGGAGCAAATCCAGCCTCGAGCAAGCGCAATGAAGGTGACCCCGTAAAGGGTGAATCGGTCTCCCTGCTCAAGGCTTCGCTCAAGCGTCACCACGGAACCAGCCTCAATTTTTGGGATCGGGTACTTCGTCATGGCCAAGTCGCCGGGATTGAACTTGCTCATGCGGCCTCCCAATAATCTCGAGTGGTGAACTTCACGCCGTGCTCAGCTGCGAAGGACTCCATGACGAGGAAGATGTCGTTAAACCAGGCCTTGGACTGCTTGCTGGTCGAGACGCCGAGGACGACGAATCCGCCGTTGATGCCGGGCACTGCGTCCTGCTGTTGAACTGCGGCACTGAAGATGTGCTTCCACGATTCACTGTCCAGCTTCCGGCCGTACCACTCGACCTGCTGGGAGATGTCGCGAAGCATGGCCCACAGACGGCGGTTCTGAGCGTCACTGCGCGCAGCATCCTTCAGGCTCCAGGACTTGCCTTCGCTAAGGTCGAGACGCTGCAGGATCGCGATAGCGCGGGCGCGGTCCTGCTCGGTGCGGATGGGGAAGGATGGGTTAGCCATGCTTCACCACCATGCGAGCTATCTCGCTCACGTATTCACGCATTGCCTCGCTAAGCGCGAAGACATAGGTGCTGATGTGGTTTTCTGGGAAGGCCCAGTCATCGTTGAAGCTACAGCGATGCTTGGCCTTGTACCAATCGTCGAAGGTTGGAATTTCCATAGCTTCCTGCTCAGCCATTGCTCACCCCCAGCGCAATCGCCAGAGCGATGCACAGCAGCACGCCGATGAAGTTGCGGCGGTCGATGGACAGCCAGCCGAAGAAGGACAGGATGGCGAGAATGGAGAGGTCAGCCATGGACGCCACCTCCTTTGCCTTTCCCGTAGCGGTCGGAGAGGCGCGTTACCTTCTGCGGCTTCTCCATTTCTTCTGGGCGCCAGTCTCCTGCTAGGTTGTCGAAGCGGTTGTACTGCCCCTGGAAGGCTGCGCGTACAGTTCCGAGCTCAACGTCACGACCCTTGCCGACAATGATTTCGGCCACGCCCTTGTACTCGGACTGCTCGTTGTAGACCTCGTCGCGGTAGACAAAGAGGATGATGTCGGCGTCTTGCTCGATGGCACCGGACTCGCGCAGGTCCGAAGGAATTGGGCGCTTGTTCGGGCGCTCTTCGCACTTTCGGGACAGTTGGCTGAGCAGGATTACCGGAACGTTCAGCTCGTTCGCCAGGAGCTTGAAGCCTCGGCTGATCGCACTAATGACGTTGACGCGGTTCTCCCCTTCCCCGTCCATGAGCTGCAGGTAGTCCACCATCAGCATGTCCAGGCCATAGCGCATCTTGTGGCGGCGAGCCATGGCGCGGACGCGCCCGATGGTATTCAGCGCAGGCTTGTCGGCGAGGAACAGGTTCGACATCTGCAGCGTGCGGGTAGCGGCGCCAAGCTCTGTGCCATGGTCTTCACAGGCGGTGCCGTTGCGCACCAGGGTTAGTGGGATCTTGCCGACAGATGCCACAGCACGGTCGATCAACTGGCCGTTACCCATTTCCAGACTGAGCACGAGGACCGATTTCCGTTCCTTGATAGCCGCGTGGATGGAGAACGACATGGCGAGCGTGGTCTTACCCATTGCGGGGCGCCCAGCCACCACAATCAGCTGACCCGGCAGGAAGCCGCCAATCTTGTTGTCGAGGTCGGTCAGGCCAGAGGAAATACCCATCAGGGTCTGACCACTGCGGAAGCGGTCGTAGCGCTGCTGCCAGACTTCCAGCTGGGTCACCAGAACGTCAGACGCTTTCTGCACGTCTACGCTGGTTTCGCCGGCATCCACCGCCATGATCGCGGCGTGCGCTGCAGCGACCTTCTCCGCAGTCTCCTCGTTGGAGCTGGCGATCTCGGAGATGTCCTGCGAGGCGATATGCAGGGCGCGGTCTACGGCGCGCTCATGGACGATACGGGCGTAGGTCGAGGCGTTGGCGACACTGGGAGTGCCCTTCACGATGTCGGTGCAGTAGAGCAGCGGAGGCGTATCGCTGGGGAGCTGGCCAAGCTGCTCGGCGACGGTCAGGAAGTCCACCGCCTTGTTGGAAGACCGAACTGCCATGATCGCCCGGAACACTTCGGCGTTGTCGGCGTAGTAGAACGACTCCGCAGTCAGTTCGTCAGCCAGAACGTCGATCAGCTCTGGACGCTGCATCATAGCGCCGAGAACACCATGCTCGGCTTCGAGGCTGTAGGGATCACGCATAGTTCCCCTCCACGACTTTCACGAAGTTGGAGGGGCAGATCAGCCAGTCGAACGAGGCGCGGAACGGGCGATTTCCATTGCGGCCAGGAACGTTTCCCATCAGGAACTGAGACGCGCGAACAGTCTCGAAGTAATCACGCCAGAACTCGATATCACGGTGCACGGCGCTTTCACGCCACCTAGCCTGAAGGTGCTGCTGACGGGTTTTGTTGAACAGGGCTACGCGTGGCAGCTCAGGGAGAATCTCGTGGTACAGGTCGACAATGGCCTGGTGTGGGCAACTGGAGATCTTCGATTCCTGGCGAACAGGTTCAGCGATCAGCTCGACTTGCTCGGGTTGACGCTCGGCGTCGACAAGTTCCGAAGGAACTAGATTGTCTTTACTGTCTTTATTGTGTGCCGAGAACGGCACTACTTTTGTGCCGTTTACAGCACTCTGTGCCAAATCCTTTGTGCCGTTTTCAGCACACTCTTTCGGATCGATTTTCCACTCAGAAACAGGTGCAAAACCGATAGGGCCTTTAGAGCCCCCAATACGATAAATGACCCGCTGGCGAAGCAGCTCGCAGATCATCCGGGAAACATGCTCACGGCGAATGCCGGACAGGTCAGCGATCACGGAAGCGGCTATACGCGCCTCAGTGACGTTGTAGCCGACAGTCAGGCGATGGATAGCCAGAGCTACCCTGAGTTCGCGACCAGACAGGTCGGCCCCAATGAGGGCCTCATAGAGGTCGTTGTCCATACGGGTAAACCCCTGGGACTTGCTGAGACTGATTACGTTGGTCATACTGTCTCCGTTGGTCATACGCGTTCGGCTGCAACCGGACGCAACGAAGCCCGCAGGTGCTCAAGGCACTCTTTGCGGGCTTTTTCTTTCGAGGAAGAATCACGGCACGCAGCGACTCGCAGAGCTGCAACCATCGCCATACGCATGTGCTGTGATTTAGTCATCCTCACCTCCCTTGCTGGGCTTTTGAGCCCCTCTAGAGCCCCTCGTTATCTCGACTAGCTTGGCCTTCGGCCTGGTTGCATACGTCAACCCGCCCATAGCCACACCCTCGATAAGAAGCTCCTCCAAACAGCGATCAATGCTCCAGCCAAGTTGCTTTGCCAGAGCGCTGATCCTTTCCCTTACCTGTTCAGGCAGTTCATCGAATTCAGGTGCGCTCATGGCCCCTCCAGAGGGGCCTTAAGCCGCCGTAGAATTGATCTTGCTGGCGTGCTCTTCCTGGATGGATTCAATGGCGCCATTCACTACGGACCATTCGATAAGGGCGCGCAGGTATGCGGCATACTCAAAGTCGACCTTTGCAGCAGCCTTCTTCAGAAGGCGGTCGAACTGAGGTGTCATGCTCACTTTGGGACGCTCTGTTTTGCGTTGCTCAAGCGGACGGGCATATGTCATGCGGTAGTGCTCCTATGCGGCCAGTGGGTAGATGTCAGGGCGAAGCTCATGGCGAGAGACGCCAGTAGCCTTTTCGATTTCGAGGACTCGCTCGGCAGGTACGTGCCCGATGGCACACCAACGCTGAACGGTCTGAGGGGTAAGGTTGAGCAGACGAGCCAAGGCCGACTGGCTGCCAGCAAGCTCGCATGCTCGGTTAATGGCTTGGTTGGTCATGTGCCAATCCCTTCTTGTGAGTTACAAGGGGAGGCTACAAGAAGCTTATGGAAGTTACAAGTGAATTTTGCAATGAAGCCTACAGGAAGCCCCTGTACATTGGCGGTATGAAAACTATTGCTAACCGCATCGCAGAGGCCCGCGAGGCCAAAGGGCTGAACCAGTCTGAACTGGGCAGGCAGCTCGGCATTACCCCGCAATCCGTGCAGTCATGGGAGGCGGGAAATTCAGCTCCACGCGGCACGCGACTGGAGAAGCTCGCTAAAGTCCTAGACACCACCGTCGATTACTTGGTGACGGGGAAAATCCCACTGTTCTCCGCGAGCAAGCCACGCGAACCGGTTGAGGCGAACGCTGAATTACCTGGTTTAGAGCCGGTGATCGTATGGGATGACAACACCCCACTCGACAGCGACGAGGTGTCTGTGCCTTTCTTAAAGGAAGTTGAGCTTTCTGCAGGAAGCGGTAGAACAGCGATCCAGCAATCCTCAAACAAGCGCTTGCGATTCGGTAAATACACTCTGAAGAACCAAGGCGTTGACCCTGATGCTGCACGCTGTGTTTCGGTGAGCGGCAACAGCATGGAGCCCGTATTGAGGAACGGCTCTACAGTGGCAATCGATACGTCCAGCATCCGTGTGGTTGACGGCGACATGTATGCACTGAGCCATGGAGGGCAGTTGCGCGTTAAGCAGCTATACCGCCTCCCTGGTGGTGGTCTAAGGGTGCGCAGCTTCAACCGCGACGAACACCCAGATGAGGAATACAGCCAAGCTCAGATTGAAGAACAAGAGATCGAAGTGCTTGGTCGCGTCTTCTGGTCTGGCGGATTCCACTAAAGGCTTAATGGTCAAACAGCCCGCCTAGTGCGGGCTTTTTTGTAGCTTTCGGAAAGCCTACAAGGCACTCCTGCAAAATAAATTACAAGAAACACTTGCAGGCAACAGAAACCACTTGTAGATTTACCACCAACACCACCGGAAACGGTGGAGGCCCTGAAAAGGGCGACACGACTGGTGAAGCCGCCAGATAGCACGGAGTCAGCGAAATGACTCCCAGGCCCCGCGAGGGATCGACCTGCTCTGGAAGACAGAGAACCGCTCTTTGCAACACGCACGATTTCACTGATGCGCCTTGGCGACAGGGCGCATTTGGAAGTCCACCAAAACGAGGAAACACCGAAATGAAGGCAGAGAAACTGATCGCAGGCTGCGCTGGTGTTGCTGTGTTTGCCTGGCTCGCTCTTCTGATTGCAGGGGCAGTCGGTTGGGGCATGAACATCTACAAGATCGTCAACACCGGCTTCGTATTCGCCCAGTGGGGCGGCATGGAGATCGCCAGATGCATCGGGGTATTCGTGCCGCCGCTTGGCGCACTGCTCGGATACTTCTGACGATACACGCCGCGCGAGACGCCAGATTGCTGAGCGCGGCGGGAAAGCATCCTTCAGCCAGTTCCCCAGAGCTGGCTGCGGGATGTGACCAACAATGAGGAAACACCATGCTCCACGCAAACAACCGAAGCGTAAACGTTAGTCGTGTTGAGCTGATTTCAGCTCTGAAAGGCGGCCGCGAGCGCCACGCAATCGACTATGCCACTGCGGCGCAGGACTACGAAGATGCAGCCATCAAGTTCCTCTCCGATGCCCTGAAGCGCGCCAAGAAAGGCGACCTCAGCGACATCCACTTCAAGCTGCCGAAGCCTGAAAACCACACCGGCGACTATGACGAGATCATCGCGATGATGGAGCAGTCGGTCGATTCGACCATCTCGCTGGACAGCCCGTCGTTCCGCGCCTACTTCCTTGGCGAATGGGACTGGAAGCGCGGCTTTGATCTCGCGATGACCAGCCTGGGCGGCTACCTCGGGAAGCATTAAGTGGACCACGCCCCTCCCGCAGGGGCATTCACTTGGAGAACAACCATGTCACTCAAGGATAAAGGTTTCCGGTTCTGCATCAGTCCGGACAAGAAGGAAGGTCGCTGGATTCACCCGGCAGAGATCAAGGCCTTCCACCATGACTGGACGGATGTTACGGACTGGCCAACCGATCAGCTTGTTGCATACCTGATGCCGCAGCCTGAGCAGCAGGATTTGTTCGCAGCATGAGCCCTCAGGGGCATTCACTGGAGTCATGAGGGGAGCGGTCTGGCTTGGTTGCGATTCGGCCTGCCTGCAAACGCCTGCGGTTAGCTACTGCCGGGGAATGCAGGGTGCCATGACTGATCACCTTGGCGAAAAGTCCGGTGCGGGTTCGCAGTTCGATTCTGCGCAGACCGCTCCCCCATGGCTCCGCACACAGGAGAAAGAGATGAGCAAGAATGAACTTGAATCTGCATTCCCCCGCGGCTCGCAAGGATGGCGCGATCCACAAGCCGGCATGACCCTGCGCGACTACTTCGCGGCTAAGGCTATGCAGGGCTTCCTTGAAGACCCTGACTTCGGGAACTCCTTCGAGAAGACGGCGCGTCACGCCTACGACATGGCAGACGCCATGCTAGCCGCCCGCACCGCCTAACCCCACACCTAATACAGGAGAACAGCATGAGCAGACGCCTCGAAATCTTGCGGGCTTCTCTCGCAAAGAAAGAAGCTCTATTCGACCAAAAGCTGAGCGCTCACATGGAATCCGTGAAGGCAGCCAATGGGCAGCCGCTCAATGACAAGAGAAACGGCTCAGCAACGCTTGAGAAATGGGATCGGCAAAACGACGCACTGCGCACGCTTGATGCCTCTATCGACAAGACGAAGCGAGCGATAGAGCGCGAAGAAGCCAAGATCGCGACGGTGCAGGCTGTCGCTTTGCCGGACTGCATCAAAGCGCTTATAGATTCTGGCGTCTTGACGCAGTGGCGCAAGCACCCGCGGTTCTTCTTCGTATCCGGTGTTGATAAGGCGCGTATTACTCTGATGGATAACGGGCAGATTGGCCACCGCTATCTTTCCAGCATCACGACTAAAGAGCAGTACGCGATATTCCGCGATACTTTCAACACGCTTAAAGCGCAGCTCTCTGATCGGCAGGAAGGCTAACATTCAGGTCACCGCCTAACCGCGCCCTAGCGCATACACACACTGGAGGCGAGATGAGCGACGATTACGAAGGCTTCTGACTTCCCCGGCAAGGACGCCACCCTTCAATGGGGATGTGCTCTAGCTCTGTGACAGGCTTAGTGGAACGGTCGCGTCATGGTCGCTTTATCCGGCTTCACGGCGGCAAGTTTACGCACACTCACATCTAGCGGCCTCGCGCCCATCCCCACCCTACCCATCATTAGCCCGGCAAGTCCGGGCATTTTTTCGCCTGTATGCGCATGGGTTCTGAGTGCGTTGAAAACCCGAGAAGCCCATCGGCAGAACCCAGCCGCATGCACGCGGCCAAGAGGTCATAGACATGAATCTTCACGATGGAGACGCGACCTTCGTTGGGTCGTTCAACAAGATCGGCTGGACCGAGGACGGACAGAAGATGACCTTCGGGTTCCGTCCGCCACGTGGTGAGCAGTTCGTCGTCATGCTGCTCGGTTCGGCCAAGAAAGACGCAACTGACTTTGACCTTGAGGCCGCGCTGAACCGCCTCGGTTTCTATCGGAGGGATGAGCCATGACCGCCATCCGCAATCTGCAGGAAGCGTATGACGCGAGACTGCCTGATGACTCGCCTACCTGGGCCGAGAGTTCGGAGTGGGCGAACATCCACGAGTGCGCCGTGGACGACCTGATCAAGCGCGGCTATGTGCGCTATGCCGGCGTCAAGCTGGTCGAAGCTGACGTCCTCTGCATCAAGGTGCAGGACGCCGCTGAGAAGGCCATCAAGCTGGACCACGAGTGCAACCTTGGTCAACTGCTCGTCGCGCTCAAGGCCTGCAACTACGACGAAGCCAGACGCCTCGCCGACCTATTCCTCGGCAAGGACCGCATCCGCGATCTGGCCGGCGATCTGGTCAACGCGAAGGAAGACGAAATATACCGGCTGTATATGCAGGAGGCGGCATGAGCGAGTGGATCAAGTGCAGCGACAGGCTGCCTGAGCTTGATATTCCAGTCTGGATAGACGGACCGGAGTGCGCAGGGATCGGAATTCGCGCGACTGACGGCGAAAGCTTTGTTTGGGGATTTGCCATGAGCGGACCTTATTGGGATGCAGATGAAGGCTGGATAGTCGATGTATATGATTTTGACCTCATTGATCCGGTTCGTTGGATGTCACTTCCAGAGCCACCGGAGGAAGCGCCATGACCATCACCATCGACCTGACCAAGGCCGCCAAGAACCTGATCTTCGGCGGCCTTTTTCTTTGCAGCGTTTTCGCCTTTGCCGTAGCAATCGTGGGGATGGTGACGCCATGAGCGACTACGGAGACCAATGGCGCGAGCGGCGTCAGTACAGGCAATCCAAGATCGCTGGCTATTGCGTATGCGGCGGCAGCCTTTTGCGCACACAGGCAACCTGCTATCGCTGTGATAGCTCAAACTCCTACTACAAGCCGAAGGAGAAGAAGCCATGAAACTCCGCCCCTTCGACCTCGGCTGGCTCGGCGCTCTAGCTCTGCTGCTCCTGTTCTTCAAGGCCATCGACGTAGCTAACGGATGGACTGCTGAGCAGCCGGCTTACCCAATCACACACGCGCGCACCGCGCGCAGGTAGTCCTGATAACGGTGACGGGATCAGCCGGTGAGTGCCCGGTGAGTTAACCCCGGCAGCCGACCTTGGGCGCCCTATCCGCCTGAGCGACTTGGCCGTCCGGCGCACGTAACGCGCCTTCCCTTCTACCTGGAGAACGATATGGATCAGTCCCCTTCAATCTTCTGGATGGTGTGGAATCCTGAGACCTATGCGCCTTCGGTTAGGCATCAAACTTGGAAGTCAGCCGAAGCTGAAGCCGAGCGACTAGCTCGCAGCAACCCAGGACAAAGCTTCTACATCCTCCAAGCCACGCAGATTCGCCGCGTTGATTCCATGCAGCGAATCGTCTTAGGCGCCCCTTTCGACGACGACCACCCTTTCTAACCCCTCCCTTCACTGGCTGCGCGATGCGCGGCGAGGACTCCCCGTGAACGCAGCAACCGAAATTGCCCTCGTACCCAAGGAAAACGCCCTGCAGGTCTACAGCGCCGAGAACGGGCTTGACCCCTACCTGCAGAAGATTCGCGCCGAGATCGACTCCTTCGTGCCAGACGTGAGCACTCGCAAGGGTCGCGAAGCCATCGCCTCCATCGCCTACAAGGTCGCCCGATCCAAGACCGCGCTGGACGGCGTCGGCAAGGACCTGGTGGCCGAGCTGAAGGAAGTCCCGAAGAAGATCGACGCCGAGCGGAAGCGGATGCGCGATCTGCTGGACAGTTGGCAGGCCGAAGTTCGCAAGCCGCTGACCGAGTGGGAGGAAGCTGAGGCGGCGCGGGTTGCGCGTATCCAGGCCCAGGTAAGCCGGCTCGCTGATACCGACATAACCGACATGTCGGCGGCGGATATCAAGGCCTCGATAGTCAACCTTGAAGAGCACGTCATCGATGCGCGCTACGAGGAATTCGAACCCGAAGCACATCGTGTGAAGGCTTCTAGCCTCGCCACCCTGCGCGAGGCTCTGGCCAAGCGTGAGCAGTACGAAGCAGAGCAGGCCGAACTGGAACGCCTGCGCGCTGAAGCTGCGGCACGCGAGCAGAAAGAGCGCGAAGAGCGTATCGCCCGCGAGGCGGCTGAAGCTGAGCGTCTTGCCTCCGAACGCCGCGCCCAGGAAGAACGCGATGCTGCCACCCGCCGCGAAGCAGAAGCCAAGGCCGCTGCTGAGCGCCGCGAGCTGGAACTGAAGCTGCAGGCTGAGCACGCCGAGCGCGAGAAGGTTGAGGCCCAGCGTCGCGCAGAACAGGCAGAGCGTGATGCCCAAGCCCGCGCTGAGGCCGCAGCCGCAGCGGAACGCCAGCGCCAAGCCGATGAGCAGGCCCGCATCGAACGTGAAGCAGCTGCCCGCGAGGCCGACAAGGCCCACAAGAAAGCCATCAACAACGAAGCCCTGGCTGCTCTGATCGCCGGCGGCATGCCCGAGGAATGCGCCAAGCAGGCGATCACCCTGATCGCTCAGCGCAAGGTTCCTCACATCTCGATCAACTATTGAGGTTCACATGGGAACTGCACTCACCCCGCTGCTGACGAAGTTCGCCACGCGCTACGAGATGGGCACCACCCCTGAAGAAGTGGCGAACACGCTCAAGCAGACCTGCTTCAAGGGTCAGGTCAATGATTCACAGATGGTCGCCCTGCTGATTGTGGCCGACCAGTACAAGCTGAACCCTTTCACCAAGGAGCTCTACGCCTTCCCCGACAAGAACAACGGCATCGTGCCGGTGGTTGGGGTGGATGGCTGGGCCCGGATCATCAACGAGAACCCGCAGTTCGATGGCATGGAGTTCTCGATGGATCCGCAGGGTACCGAATGCACCTGCAAGATCTACCGGAAGGACCGCAGCCACGCCATTAGCGCGACTGAGTACATGGCCGAGTGCAAGAGGAACACCCAGCCGTGGCAATCGCACCCGCGCCGCATGCTTCGCCACAAGGCGATGATCCAGTGCGCCCGCCTCGCGTTCGGCTTCGCCGGCATCTACGACCAGGACGAAGCCGAGCGGATCGTTGAGCGTGACGTCACTCCCGCAGAGCAGTACGAGGACGTAAGCGAGGCGATCGGTCTGATCAAGGGCTCTCCCACGATGGAAGACCTGCAGGCTGCATTCAGTGATGCCTGGAAGGCCTACAAGTCAAAGGGCGCACGTGACCAACTGACTGTTGCCAAGGACCAGCGGAAGAAAGAACTGCTGGAGGCACCTATCGACGTTGAATTCGAGGAGGCTGGCGATGATAGAGCAGCGTAGTGATGAATGGTTCGCACAGCGCCTGGGGCGTGTGACGGCCAGCAAGGTCAAGGATGTGATGGCAAAGGGGCGCAGTGGCGCCCCTTCTGCTACCCGCCAGAACTACATGATGCAACTGCTGTGCGAGAGGTTGACCGGCAAACGCGAGGAAGGATTCACCAGCGCGGCGATGCAGCGTGGAACTGATCTTGAGCCTATCGCTCGTTCCGCCTACGAGTTCAACGCCGGCGTCATGACAGTAGAAACAGGCCTGATCATCCATCCGCGAATCGATGGCTTTGGCGCGTCGCCAGATGGCCTGGCAGGCGCTGACGGCCTGCTCGAGATCAAGTGCCCGAACACCGCCGCGCACATCGCTGTCATCCAATCCGGCAAGCACGACGCCCAGTACGAATGGCAGATGCTCGCACAAATGGCTTGCAGCGGTCGCGAGTGGGTCGACTTCGTTTCCTTCGACGACCGCCTGCCCGAGGAGCTGCAGTACGTCTGCTTTCGCTACCACAGGGACGACAAGCGGATTGCAGAGATGGAGGCCGAGGTGAAGGAATTCCTGGAAGAACTGGCAGCGCTTGAGGCTGACATGCGCGGGAGGATGGCAGCGTGATCACTCCCGAAACCCTAGCCTGCTTCGAGCGCGCCGGAGTAGTTGCAGCAGCACGAGCGTTTCACCGCAGCACGCGGACCATAGGCCGCCTCGCCAAGCAATTTGGCGTTGAGTTCAAGACCGATACCGAACGACAGCTTGAGCGGCGCCGGAAGGAACGCGCAGCGCTTGCCCCAGCAGTTCGGAAGCTAGCCCGCCAGCGCCTCAGCCAAGCACAGATTTGCGAGGCGCTAGGCATCACTCGATGGGTTCTGCGGCACATAGCCGAGGAACACCACATCGACATCAACAGCCGTTCCTACGGATGAATCCCTTGCATCACGTCCTATAGGCGCCTCCGTGGCGCCTTCTTTTTGAGGTGTGCCATGGAAACAGACTTCCCCGAGATTGAAGAACGGTTCGCGGCTGATGCGTGGCGCGAGCCGGTTTACGTAGAGCACCGGATTACGCATGAGGATTTGCAGGCTGCGACTGAGGCTTGGCTTGCGGCTGGCGGGTGCATTACGCAGGTAGCCAGCGGGCTGCAGAACTTAACGTCCTCATCCTTCAACAGCCGCATCGTGTCCACTTCCGTTGCAGGCCTTGATGCTGCCGCGAAGCAGCGCGCACGAGAACTGAGCAGCTCTGCACAGCGAATCATCCGCGACATGGAGTGGGTTGCTCAGATCAAGCGATTTGCATCGGACAAGCCGAATCGCCGTGAGCTTGCAGAACACCTGGGCGTGTCGGTCGGCGTCCTTCGCCGCCTACTGGATACATACCTGCGCACGGCAAAGGAAACCTCCTACCTGCGCACGAATGCTCACTTCTCCCAAGGATCGGTAGATGAAGCAGGCGGCCTACTGCGTGGTGGCCACGTTGTGCTGATCAGCGGCGACGAGATGAAGCGCTGCAAGTCCTGCGGAGAAACAAAGCCGACCTCTCAGTTCTACGGCGATAGCGGTCGTGCATGTGGTGTTCGCTCGCACTGCATCGAATGTGAGCGAGCCAACGTGAACGCCAGAAATCAAGCACGCCGGGAGGCTCAGGCAAATGAACAACCAAGCGCTGCTTGATCACCCGGAACTGACGCTGGAGTACCTGGCCGGCGTTCGTGCCAGGGCAGAAGGCCACAGCAAGCTTGCCTGCCCATACCAGACCGCCGACCTCTTCTCCTGGTGCCTATGGCAAGGCGGATGGGGCGACACCGATATGTGGATGAACGCAGAGGAGTTAGCAGCATGAGCAAGAACAGCTTCACCGCGAGCGCCCAAGTTCGCCACATCAACGCCCAATGCCTGGTCGGCCAGTCCTTCCGCCACAAGCCAACGAACAAGCGATACAACGCCGTGCTTGAAGGCGGCGGCGCAGTCGAGCTTCAAGGCCTTGACGGCCGAAGCACCTACACGACAGCCGAAGCACTCAACGATTCTGAGGTATGGGAGCGAATTGCATGACCACCAAACACGAACTGCCAGCAGACCTCGACAACTACATCGCCGGGCTCCGCATCGAGAACATCAACCTGAAGCTGGCGGCGAAGCAGACCGAGCGTGCGCTGGCCGGGATGCTGTTCGCCTTCGACGACGGTGTCGGCCAGGAGTGGAGCGCTGACCTTCTCGACTTCGCGCGAAAGCTGGTCAAGGCGAAGGAATTCGACGCCTCGCAGCAGAGGGAGCAGGCAACTGCGGCAGAAAATGCCCAGGTTCACCCCGAGCAGGCAGAGGGCGCGCCATGTCAAGGTCGAAACTGCGGAACCACTGAGGCAAAGCATTCGCCTGAATGTATGCTTGAGGCGGCTATTACCTTCGGTTGCTCGCAGGCTGATCTGCATGAAGCGGCTGAAGCCGTATTCGCCAAGATCGATAGGCTGATGGGAAAGGCAGAGGGCGCGCAGGGGGAGCGTGAGGATTGGTCAGCCTTCGATGACGGCGTTGATTGGTCATGCTTCCCTGGCTACCTGATCGACCACTGCGAAGGCGACACCATCACCGAAGAAGGATTGCAGTTCGCTCTGTCTGCAATGCTCAAGGACGATGACTATCTGCGCATTCAATCAGAGAAGGCCCGCGCCGCCCTGGCGCAACCCTCCCCCATGCCGAAGTCCGGCGACTACTCCGACCAAGAGTGGATCAATGCCGGTTGTCAGGCTGGGCAACCCTCCCCGGCGCCGGAGCTGGAGCAACTGCGTTACAAGGCCGAGCTGTACGACGAGGTGTGGGCGCTTGTTACCGGCAAGGGCTACATGAACGTCACCACTGCGATCAGCGAACTTGAGAACGAAATCGCAAGGCTGCGCAGCTACGAATCTGAGTGGGAGCATCTGCTGAACGATCATCAGCAGCAGCGCGACGCCGCCCAGGCCAGGGTGGCGGAGCTGGAGAAGCAGGAGCCGGTCTACACCAAGCCGAACTGGAATGATAACTACGGCTGGAGCGGCGGCCACGTCGATTTCAAGTGCGCGCAAGACGTTAGAAAGCTGGCTCACCACTTCGAAGACCTACTGGATGCTGTTCCTGAAGGTCCGCTCTACGCCAGCCCGGTCGCCCAGGCTGGGCAGGTGCCGGAGGGGTGCTTGATCGAACTCGGCTTCGATGTGCTGGATAGGCAGTTCCGATTCGTGGATGCCAAAAGTCATCTGCCAACCATAAAGGTCGTGCTTCCTGCTTGCGAGGTAGACGATTCCGCAGCATGGGAATTACGTGACTCCGTCGCCGCCAGAATAGGCACATTGCTCGCCGCCGCGCCGGCGCAGGGAGGCTCGACCGATGAGTGAAGTTCAGCGCTATCAACACATCGGCCCGCTATGCCTGTCAACCGACGGGCTGATGAAGCTATACCCGTCGGCAACCCAGTACGTAAAGGCAACCGACTACGATGCACTCGAAGCCGAGACCCAGGCGCTCAGGGAGGAAGTCGCAGCCTACGAGGACGGTATGCGCTCGCTGGCGTGCCAGCTTGGTGCCGGCGGCTTCAACGCCGAGAAGCTGACCGCCGCGCAGCTGGTCGAGAAAGTCCAATGGGGCATCGACAATCTGGCCGAAACACAGGGGCGCCTGCTGGATGAGGTCCGCTCGGAGCGGGATGCCCTGCGCGCAAGGGCGGTGGTTGTGCAGGATTGGCAGCCGCTTACCGCAGTCGGCCAGGTGGAGACGGGTGACCTACTGCGCTTCACCGTTGGCGGAAAAGAGATCGAGGCACCGGCGCGGCTGGTCATAGCCCCAGGCGATCCCAAGGAGGAGATCGTCTACAACCGCGGCAAAAACCACTACTTCATCACCAGCATGGCAGTGGACGGTACCAGCTCGCACAAGGGCGTCATGGTCAAGCGCCTCAACGGCAAGGCGGTGAGCGAGGGGCTGTTGCTTGGTCTGGTGCAGGTGATCGAGAAGTACACCCACGATGCGCGAGTGCCGAACGAGGTCAGCCAAGAAGTAGCTGAAGTGCTGATCCTGGCCAAGCGCGAACTGCTCGGCGAGGGGAAGGAGCATGAGTGAGATGAAGCGTTACGACACTCTGGTGATTGAGGGCGCGATGGGGCAAGCCGTCCCCCGTGAAGTTGATGGTGGTCGCGTTGTCAGTTGGTCGCGCGGCCATGCCTTGGCGCATGCAGACCCCATTGAACAGTTCGTTCAGGACCTGATTGATGGCGACTTCGAAGACCTTCCCTATGAGCGCCTGATTCAGATCGCTGATGGCGTCACTGCCAAAGCGCGCAGGCAGCGCGACAACGGCTTCGACTGATCATCCACCCCTAACCCTTCCCCTTAACCGCACACCCATATGGGAGGCATTCGCATGTCTGGAATTCGAGAAGATTTCGAGCAACACGCTAAAACGCACTGGGCGACTGACTACGCAGACTTCGGCGATGGCCTGTTCTCGACGCTGGCTGACGGCAGATACGAGTACGAGTTCATCCAATGGGACTGGGAGACCTGGCAAGCCAGCCGCGCGGCTCTGAGGGTGGAGCTGCCGCCAGATCTGCACGCCGGCGATCTGTTCGAGGATACGCCGGTTTACAACGCATCGATGATCAAGGTGATCCTCCAGCAATCAGGAATAGAGGTGGCGAAATGAGCGGAAACATGGAGCGCACCCGCAAGTGGTACGGCGTGCCAGCGAAGCGCGGAATGCGCGTTCTGTACACCGGCTGCGGAAAGAAGGAGTACGGCACCATCCGCAGCGCGCGGGACTGCCGCTTGAATATCCAGTTGGATGGCATGAAGCACACGATGCCCTTTCACCCAACATGGGAACTGCAATACGAGCCAGAAGAGGCGAAGCCATGACCGACACCAACAAGCTGAAGGAGCTGGCGGAGCGGGCTGATGCTCTGCATGGAGTTCCTAGCCTTGATCATTCGAAAGCGTTCGCTGAGTTCAAAAATGCCGCAAACCCCCAAGCCATCCTCGGACTGATTGCCGAGTTGGAGTGGCTGCGCTCTGCTCTTCAGGCGGTGCACGCTGAAGTAGACGGAAACATCCGGCCTCTCACCCGCGACCTCGTGAACATGGTCAGCGGCGTGAAGAATGGCAGTCACCCGAATGAGATTTACGACCACTGTGAAGAGATCGACAGGATTATCGACGCAGCCCTGGAAGGAGGCGGGAGATGAGCGATAGAGAACTACTGGAGTTGGCGGCTAAGGCTGCCGGCATTGAAGTGCGCTGGCGTGAAGACGATATCTATCGTGGATCGTTCGAGCGCCGCGTTACCCCTGAGCCGGAAGCACCAATGTCGAAATGGCTCTACTGGCGCCCGCTTACCGACGACGGCGACGCACTTCGACTGGCCGCAGCAGTCGGTGTCTTCGGCTCGCGGGATGACCTGCTGAAGTTCTATTCGTGGATGGAGGATGCTTTGGTTGTCATTGACGATCATGCCGCTGCCTTCCGCCGAGCCATCACTTGCTACGCCGCTGAGATAGGCAAGCAGAACCCGGCCTGACAGCCACCCCATCCTCGCCCGACGCGGGCGACCTCTCAGGTCACGTGCAAATGGCCGTCAAATACGCAGACAGCGCCACGCCTGCATCAGCGCCATTTGATCACGAACCAGTCAAATAACCCCACTCACATCTCCGCCCAGCGGATAGATGAGGTATTGCCATGAGCGCAGCAGAGAAGATCGACGACGAGTTCGACAAGGTTTCAGAAAAGAGGATGGCCGAACTGCTAGGAACCACGGCCCGCGCCCTGCAGAGGAAACGCGAGCGCAAGATCATCCCAGCATGGATTTGGGCGAAGATAGACGGCCGAATCATCTACAGCAAAAGGAGGTATGACGAGTGGCTAGAAAGCCTCTGGACCTGCCGACCGGCGTCGAAGTCATCGGCCAATCAGTCAGAATTCGGTTTCAATGGGGAAAGCGCAGACGTTGTGAAACGCTCGCCTACCCTCCGACCCAGAAAGGAATCGCAGCGGCAGCAGCTCTACGTGCTCAGGTAATACAACTCAGCAAGCTCGGCGCCTTGACACATGATAAGTACCTAGAGCTATTTCCATCCTCCCGAGCGCAACTCCCTTCAACAGCCTGCCCAACTTTCTTCGAATATGCCCAAGATTGGCTTGATTCGCTACATGTGGTCGATGGCACCCGCACCAACTACCGCATAGCCTTGCAGCGCTACTGGATTCCTCACCTGGCACAGATTCCGATGGATCAGATTCCATCAGCCATGATCCGCCGTATCGTATCGACAACCAAATGGACATCGCCAAGCCGCCGAAAGAATGTCGTGCGCGTCGTTACCTGTCTGTTCAAGCAGGCCATGCTGGAAGAGGTCGTGCAACGCGACCCGACCATATCAGTTCCGCCAGCAAGGATTCCAAAGCGCGATATCGATCCGTTCACTCAGGATGAGGCAGATCTGATCATCGACAAGCTGTACGAGGTTGCGACTGGCCTACAGCGGATCTATGCGTGCCTGTTTGAGTTCCTGTTCTACACCGGGATGCGCCCGGGCGAGGCGATGGCGTTGCGCTGGGACGAGGTTGACACGCGCGCCAGGAAGGCAAAGGTCTGCCGCATCCAGCTGCGGGGGAAGATCATTGAGCGGACAAAAACGAAGACCGTTCGTGAAGTTCTATTGAACGAACGCGCGCTGCATGCCCTCGAACAAGCTAGGCCGTTGACTGCGGCGAGATCGGATTATGTGTTTGCTCCAAGCCTTACGGCAGAACGCTCCGACCTGTACATCAAGTCAGAGACTGGCCCTAAGCGCTATTGGCGTACCGCCCTGCGGAAGCTTGGCATGCGTCAGCGCAGAACGTACGACACTCGCCACACGTACGCGACGATGTGTTTGATGGCCGGGATGAATCCCGCCTTCATCGCCTCGCAGCTCGGCCACAGCGTGCCGGTTTTGCTTTCCACTTACGCCAAGTGGCTCAACTCGACGTCGGACTGGAGTGAGATGGAAAAGCTAAAAACTGGTACGAAATTGGTACGGAGAATCGCTAAGGAGGACTGAGGCCCTGATTTTACTGGGCCCACAGCACT